GCTTTGTTCTCAATACCTTGTTGGCTAAACATCCAAGACCTATCCACTTTTTCTTTAACTGGGGTCATGTCTAAAACATCTTGAAATCTAAGACCGTTAATCCACGATGCAGGGTACGGGATGTAGTCTATTTCGGTGCGTTTAAGTTGCCAATATCTAAGGTGCTTTGGCAACGCTTCTAACGCTTCACGCTTTTCATTGTCAGTCAATCTTTTCCAAGCAATCTCAGCTTTTTTCTTTGCGACCTTTTTAGGCCAATTCATCCAAAACTTTTCAAAATCCACACTATGCCCCTATTTTGTTGCGAGTATATAAAGTCCAACATTACTAAACGCATAACCGCTATACACCACCGCCATAGGCATATTGCCTTTAAAGCCCTGCTCTACAGCTATGTATCCGTAAATCACACCTGTAACAATGATTAGCCAAGAACTCATCTTTTGCGTTCTTTCAGTTAGTCCAATAGTAAATAAAAACGGCAATTATCATGACCGTGGCAAACAGGATAAAAGTTCCTATTGCAAACACGGTCATTATGGTTTCGATCATTTCACTAGTATAAGTTAAGTTAGCTTAAGTATGTCAACAGGTATTTTATTAGGACTTACCCTTAGTGTTGTTTTTTTGTTATAGGTATCCCAAAGGTGATAGCACCCCATCCATTCAAGAAGTTGATCTTGAACTAATGCTCCCGAAGGTAGTGTTCATTCGATACAAGGTTGTCTATCACCATTGTCCTTGTAACTTGTGTAGTACCCACTCAAGTCTACGGGGCTTGCTGTCAGGTGTAAACCAGCCCATGCTCTATTCCACGCCACCCATCTAAGTGCTTAATATCGTTTGGAGTACGGCAGAAATAGAAAAACCCCTTAAGGTTGCTCTAAGTTGAACCCGCTTAATAAAGCACTCCACAGGCTTTACTAAACGCTCAAAGCAACCCTAAAGGGTCTTGTGTGAAGTTCAACAGCGCAGGGTTCAATCTGCCCCCACAGTATACATCAATCTAACTCAGGCCAAATTAATTTATAAGTTTCAGGAAATAAGGTTTTTCGGTTTACTAGCCCGTGACTTTGTTTCTCAAGGGTTGCGGCTAGAATCACCAGCTTATCGTAGGGTATATCACCGTTCTGCCACATAGATACGGCAGGAACGCTAATATTTAGCAATTTAGCAACCTTGGTAGGGCCACCCAATAAACGAATGATAGCGACTGAGTTCATAAGGTATCTTAACATATTTCTTGCATTATTTGTTAAGTTAGATTAATATGGTTGTACGGTATGTGCCGTGATAACAGGAGAACTCTTATGAGTGAAATAGAATCGCAAACAAATGACTTACTTCAATTACAGGGTCAGTTAGACAAAATCTTTGATGTATTAGAAGGTGGCTCTGATCTATCCAAGGAACAAATTGACTTACTGCGCTATGGCTGTGGCTTTGCGCCAGTTAACCGTATGTCTAATGCGGGTCAGATGCTTTGGAATATGTTAGTCGATACCAATAACACTTTAGCTAGGAACTTAAAATGAACCCACAAGTACAGCTAGTAACGCCTGAAATGGCAAAGGTTTATTTATCCAAAAACACCGATAACCGCCAATTACGGGGTTGGTATGTATCTTGTCTAGCCAAGGCTATCAAGCGTGGTGATTGGATATTGACCCATCAAGGTTTAGGAATATCTAAGTCAGGTCGGTTACTTGACGGACAGCACCGCCTACAAGCCATTGTAGAAGCCAATACGCCAGTACAAATGCTAGTCAGCACTGGTGTCAGTGATGAAGCTTACAAGGTCTTAGATAACGGCATCAAGCGTACATTGTCAGACCTGACAGGCATTAATGTTAGGACTACTGAGGTATGCCGTATATTGGCTAGACTGGTCTACGGTGGTAATTCAGTTACTAGCGCAGAAGAATGCTTAGAAATCTATAACACGGGTGTGGGCGAGGTGTCTGATAGTTTAGTCGAGTATTGCGGTAAACAGATTAAGGTCTATTCGTCTGCGCCCATGCGTACTGCGGCAGTCTGTTTAATCCTTGACGGATATAACCAAAACTATGTCAAGGAACTATATGCAAACCTTTGTCACCAGCAATTTAACGAACTGCCTAATGTAGCGCAGAACTTTATCCGTCAGGTCACCGATGGCAGGATTAGCGCAAACAAAAAGTCAAACTTACTAGCACGGGGTCTAAAAGTATTTAACCCTGAGTACAAGGATGTGGCTAGACTTCAGATTAGTGATTCAGAAGAAACTGCCGCTAATGCGTATTGCCGAAACATTGTTAGAAACCTATTAACGAAAGAGAAAAAATGATTATTTCTGATACCCAACGAGATTTTAAAATTGCCCCAGCAGGGCTTTCAATGGCACGGCTTTTTTCCATTATTGACCTAGGCCACCAAGCTACAGAATGGGCTGGAGAAACCAAGATTATGCACAAGGTTGTATTGACTTGGGAACTGCACGGAGATGATGAGGATGGCAAACCATTAAAAACAGACGATGGTAAGCCTTTAATCGTGTCCAAACGATATACCGTTAGTTTAGGCGATCAGGCACGATTACGCCAAGACCTAGAATCTTGGTCAAGCAAAAAAATGACTGCTGAAGATCGTAAGAACTTTGACCTTAAGAACCTATTGGGTAAGTTTTGCATGGTCAATATTACGCACTCTGAGGATGGTAAGTACGCTAATATCTCAGGTATCAGTCCTGTGCCTAGCGCATTGCGTAACGCCCAGCCTGAAGGCGTTAACCCCACCAAAATCTTTTGGCTACAAAGTTATAAGCAGGAAGAATACGATGCGCTACCTAAGTACTATAAAGAAAAGATAGCGGAGAGTAGTGAGTGGCGGGGTCAACAAGAGCGTGAAAAGAATGCGCCCAAAATTCAAGACGATGATTTAAGCGATATTCCATTTTAAGGACTAACATGATTGTTAAGGAGAAACTAAGTGAATCAGGTCACTGGTATACCAAAAGTGGGGAAAGTGCATACACCGTCAGGGGGGCAAACGGGCAGGAACGCAACACAACGCTCCGTGACGCACGGAAACTTGGACTTCTCCCAAGTGTTACAACAATTAACGGAATGCTATCGAAAGCAGGGCTTGATACATGGAAGCAACAACAAGTCCTCTTAGCCGCCTTAACTCTGCCTAGATTGCCTGACGAACCCGAAGCTGATTGGTTAGCTAGGGTGATGCAGGATAGTAAGGCTACGGGCAGGGAAGCGGCAGAGCGAGGTACTGCAATACATGGCATCATCCAAACTTGGTTCGAGGGTGTGTATATGCCCGAAAAACCACCGTACATCAACGGCATCATAGAAGCTTTAGAGAATGCTTTTGGGAAGCAATTGTGGCTCTCAGAGCAGTCTTTTGGTCATCCGCTAGGGTATGGTGGCAAGTGTGATTTGATGGCTAGGGCGGGCTTTGTAGTCGATTTTAAGACCAAAGAAACCGACCTAGATAAGGTGGATGTATACTTTGAGCATGAGATGCAGTTAGCCGCCTACCGAGAGGGTCTAGGCGTTCCTACAGCACGGTGCGCTATCGTCTTTGTCAATGCCCTGACCAATCAGGTCAAACTCATTGAAATTGAGCAGGATCGACTCCAAAAGGGTTGGGAATGCTTTGAGCATTTACTGCGGGTTTACCAAATCAAGAACGGCTTATAATCAAATTTCCTTCACGGGAACGGGGGAAAGCGCAAGCGAGTACCCCACTTATTTAAGGGCGTTAAGCCGCCAAAGTAGGATGCAGTAATTAGGGAATTTTGCGGCTTTCTGCCCTATTGCTAGAAACTGCTAAATACTGCCCTGTTGTTTTTTTACAAAACCTAGGGTATATCCTAATAAAAATACCTTGCATTGTTAAGATTACTTAACTTATACTGTCATTACTGCATCGGGCAGTGAGATAGAAAAGGAGAATCAAATGCAAGTTTTAGACATTCAAGTTACCAAAGTTGACCAATTAGGTATGCTCTTGGCACAGATTGCTGACTTAGAAGCACAGGCAGAAGCACTCAAGACCGAACTCAAGCAAGAAGAAGGACACATCGAGGGTAACCTCTACAAAGCGTGTGTGACCTTATCCCAGCGCAAGACCGTAGATAACAAGGCTGTGTACGCAGAAGCCAATGTACCTTTTGAGTTAATCGAGAAACACACCAAGACCACCGCAGTTATTACCCTCAAAGTTACAGCCCGTTAATCAACGCCCCTTCGGGGGCAGAAAGGTTTTTATGAAGTATGTTTTGTTGCTAAGTACGCTAAGTCTTACCGCCTGTAGTTCGTTTGAACCACCCAATGTCACACTAGAAACTGACAAACAGGCGTATCACATGACACGGGCGCAAGTAATTCTAGGCATTAACGAGTGTGAGGATGCTGGCACACGCCCCGTAGTCATTACCGCCAAGCGCAGGATCAACGGGGTTACCACCGATGTACCCGTAGAAGTGACCTGCAATCCCCGTTATCGTATCTTTCAATAAGGAGTAATCATGTTACAGACTGAACGAGATGCAGAACGCTTTTATGAAGCACAGCGCAAGTTTGAGCAACGCCAAAGGATGATTGATAAGAGCTGGGGTGACCTAGAGGCGTACAACGCTTTACGGGCCTCAGAAAAGAAGAAGGAGCGTATCGAGTCTATCCGTATGTTCTTGCTTGGTGGTTTGGCGGCAATCCTGTTTTGTGTATTGTTCTTCGGTACTAACTACTTAATGCACGGTTACGCAATATGAGGCCACTTTACGAAACCCAAAAAAATCTCAATGTAGAAAGGGATGTTGCCTCTTTACTTGAACAAAAATGGAACTGTAATGTAATAAAAATGCCTATTAAATATGGTCTTGACTATACCCTTACACGGAATAAAGAGATTGCTGGGTTTTGTGAAATTAAGTGTTTAAACTACGAATTAGACCAATTTAACCGCATGAGTGGGGGGTATTTTATAAGTTTAGGTAAATTCATATCTGCCAAAACTTTGGTCGAATTTACAAAATTACCTTTCTTTTTGGTGCTTAAAACTACCGATGGTATTTGGTATAGAAAATTTACCCAGTTTGATGGTTTAAAGTTTGTAGTAAACGGCAGAAAAGACAGGAACGATTGGCAGGATGTTGAACCAATGGTATTACTAGAAACCAATCTTTTTAATAAGGTCTAGTCCCAGCCTTATCAATAATCAGTGCTTGCTTGCGAGGATTAGTGCCAGCAACACTAGGAATACTAATATGTGTCCAACGGTCAAATTCTCGAATAATTTGGTCATATCCAATCCCCGATGCGATCACCGCCTTAACGACTTCATCGGGGGTCATGCTCGGTACTCGAATATCTGCGGCACATCCAATCCGATGCTGGCTAGTGTCCTTTGATCCTACAGCGTCATTGACTTCTTTGCAACGAAAAGCTGAGTTAACTATTACGGGCTTATTATCAAGAACTGTCTTAACTTCTTCAAGAAATAATGCTAGGCGCACAAGGTTAGCCATCTCTGAGGCATTGGGCGTATTCTCAAACTGCCTATGATCTGTGTGGGTCAGTTCGTCTAGGGTGAAATTAGGGCTTAGGTTCATTTTTAGCTTTTTTCATTTCCATGATTTTTTCCAGCGAACGACCGCCAAAATAGAACGACATAATCAGCATCCCCCATTGGCCTAATAACTCTACATAATTATTGTTGACCTCAATATCTGCCGCACTCATAGCGGCAAAAGTTGTATATACCAGCAATATAAAAATTAAGGTCATTGGGCGAATGTTTTTGGATAGCCAAGAGTCACTTGCCATATCTGCTTGCTGGCGTTTGGTTAGTTCTTGTGCCTCAATATTGTCAGCGTTTAACTCAGCTAACCGACCTTCTTGTTGCATTTTTAATAGTTCAGCTTGGGCCTTGGCTTTGGCTTCAGGATCAGGAATAAACTTGTCTAGGACTTTCATCCCAACATCGAATAATGCCATTAAAGGTATCATTTACCACCCCACACTAAAAAATAAGCGATATATCCAGCTACTACAAAACACCAAAATTGCGCTACTCTTGCACGATTTAGGTCTTTATTAAATGCCTTTTCAAACTCTTTGTCCTGCTTTTCTAACTTGGCTTTTAATGCTTCGACTTCAGCCCAGCGTTTACCGTACTTCTTTAAAAAGTCTGCCCGTATCTTTGCTTCTTCCCGCCTGACCTGCTCCTCATGCTCCCATTGAATTAGGACTCGTTTAAGGAATAGTTCTTTGCGTACCTCGTTCTCTCTAAGTTCCCTGCGCCTGTCAAGGTTACGCTGTTGCGCTACATCTACCGCTTCTTTTTGAACATTCTCAATGCTTTTAGAAAGTTCTTTAGCACTTGCTCGACTTGCATCAAGATTACTCGATAGGGACTTTGCCCCTTCTAGAAGTTCCATATTTCATTTTGGCAAAGACCATCCATGAGTAGATAGGTAGGCATAACCTAAACCGCCCACAAAGACATAAAACAATGTTCGTATAGAGAACCAACCAAACTGGCTTACTTTCTCATTTAACCATTCTTTAATGGCTTCTTTGACAATTTCTTTTTCAATCTCGTTAGCCATTTTTTTTCCTGACAGTAGTCTTTTTGACAGCAGGCTTGCGTTTAACCGCAGGTTTTTTGGGCGTGGCTTTAACTTCACCTTCCCAAGAATTAAGCACAGTTAGCCAATGCACCTTTTTGGTGTAGCCCATCTTATCGAAAACCCAGTCAACGATAAACA